AGCTATACCGGACATCATTCCCCCTTTACCTACTTTACCTTCATTTTGCTCAGTAGCAAATGCGGCAAGCGGGGCTAGGCTTGAGCCAATATTACCTAGTATAGATTGAATATTTGTTAAAACTGTTAGCTGTGAACCAGCTAGATTATTAGCTTGATTTAATTGTGTATCTAATGTATTGACAAGGGTAGCGTTTCCTGAATCTATTGCAGCAGTTAACTTATTAATACGCATAACCTGCTGACCAATAAGCCCAAATACTTGTGCGTTAGTTTTAAGATCGCCTTGACCTTTAGGTAATTTCTTTCCTATTTTAGGTTGGTCGAAAGTCCCGCTACCATCTTTTGCCATTTATTTTCCTATTTACCGAACGCTTTTCCAGCTTCACTAATACCAAATGCACCAAGTGTTACTACAACAAATGATGTATAAATTGTATCAGATATAACTAGATCTTGACCCATAAATGCAGTGATTAGATCACAAACACCAAATATAGTCATTAAACTAAATGAAATAAATCCAATTATTGCCTTTTCATTTACGTCATTATCATCCAGAAATAAGTCCATAAATTTTCTTTTAGGAGGAGCTAGCTGCTTACGTGCTGCTTCTGCTTCTTCCTTTAATTCCTTTATAGTATCTTCTTGACCATCAATCTTTTCGATTAAAGCCATATACTTATCCAGATCTATTTCTACTTCATTCCTGTCATTATCTTTAGCCATTATTATTCCTCTTTCTAGCTTCTTCCTGAGCCTTTAAATAATCCACTAACATTTCAGTATATAACTCACGCTCAAACGGATACATATTTTCTAGCTCCGTTAACGAGTATTTATGATGCTGAGCCAGGTTAAACTGTAATTGATAATGATTTCCTAAGTCCGTATGGCTTAGGCTAACATAAAAAAATCAGCTAACCCTCTCAACTCCCTTTCAAATTTATCACCTTCTTCATTTTCATATTTTATTTTTAAATATAAAACTGGAGCTAATGATAAAAATTCTTGTATTTGTGCAAAGTTCTTTGATGTTAAACTTGAAAGAAATTCATCTTTCTCTTCTTGGTTATAGTCATCTAAAACATAAACTTCACTACCATCTTGATTGTAAACTGATTCGATTACACTTGATATTAATGATACAGCAATATCTCCTGCTGCTTTATCTTCATTAGGTTTCATATCTATAGCATCTAATTGAGAGTATGCTGGGTATCTTAATTTAATAGAATAGGTATCATCCAATTTTATTCTGTCAGCTATTTCTTTTTCAGAGTTTACTTTTATTTCTGCGTCATCTAAATTTAAATCTGTTTGAATATAAACTGGTGTATCTTCAGTTGAATTCTTTTCATCTAAAATATTTAATTTAATTATATTATTAATAGAGACTGCTCTCAATTTAATAAACAGATATTCTAATTCGAATGAAGCTAATTTTCTTACATCAATATCTTCTACTAAACAGTTATTACAAACCTGCATAACTGATTCAATAATTGACTTATCTGAGTTTGATTGTTGAGCAAAAAGAAGTAATTTTTCTTCTTTTACTGTAAAAGGTTTCACTTTAATCACTTTTTTAGATATTGGTAGCTCAATATCAAAAATTGGTGTATCAATTTTTGGTAACATTATTTTTCTCCATTATTTAATCGAATCCCGATCCTAGGGTTTTTGCATTATTAATTAAGTTTAAAGCATCTTGAACATTCGATGGTTTTTCAAAGCTTTTAACTACCTCTACAGCACCTTTCATTTTACTTATAAATTGAAATAAATTTAATCCTTTACCACCCGCAGTTCCTTGAGGTACTGGGTTAGATTCTGGTATAAAACTTCTGTAACTTAGCTGTACTGTTAGAGTTGTAATCTCATTATTTTGCTGCCAACCTAGCTCAATATTGCCTAAGTTAATTATTGCAGCATCTCTAATTTTATATGTTGTAATAGTTTCTGATTCTGACATAGGTGAATATATTTCTATATCTAAATCCATGGCATAGTCTTCTTGGTATCCAACTTGGCCAAATAAAGTCTCTTGACCGTCGATTTCAGTTACAGAATTCTCAGAGCCTACTTGATAATTAACATGTCTTAAGGCCCATTGGTTAAAAAAATCTAAAACTGTGTTATTGTTATCTAAAAAGAATTCAAGACTAATTGTACTAGGAGCATAATTTACTGCTCTTTGCTCTGAAACACCAAACCCTTGTCTTCTTACTTGAGTAGTAACTAAATTTAAAGCTGGTATGGCAAAGGCATAACCTAGAAGGCTCAATGATTCTCTATTTTTAGCCCATCCTGGCTGCTTACCTCTAGGGTTAAATTTTACTTGACATAAGTTAGGGACTTGTAATCCCTGCATTCCATTAACCTTAGATTTTATGTCATTTATATTAAATGTCATTACTTATTCCATTTATTACGAGAATCATTAAATACTCTTTGTCTATTAGCTCTAACAAATCTCTCTAGCGGTAGCTGTAAAATAATATCCCATTCTTGTGGATGTATCTTTAATAATTTGCCCCTTATATTAGTATTTAGGTACTTTTTAAAACAGGGTTTCCAATAACTCTTAGGAACATCTAGTAACTTTATCTTATCATATGTAACATCTAAGAATGCTTTATCTCCCAACATAGTATCTAGACCTTCTGTACCACTAGTATCTTCTACTAAAAAATTATATAGTTGAGTTAATAAAACTGCTCTTTCTTCATATGGTAAATAGTGGAAGTTTAACCCACAAACATATTCAGGTGTTACATCTACTAGTACTATTAATGGGTATCTATCATAGTATGGTAACAGTCTCTCGTTGTTTGCATTTTTAGGCATATAATTAAAAAGAAATATATCACCTGGTTTAAAAGGTATTTGAGCAGTTGCATTTTCTTGAACTGATTTTCTTTTAAGAATATTAGCCGGTCTTTGATTTTGTAATTCACCAGCTTTTTGTTTAAAGTATTCCCTAGATCTCTTATTCATATCAGCTGAAATATTTAAAAGAGCTGCATCTTTAATAATTTTTTGAAAAAGATATTGTAAAGCCATTATTTGATCCCTAGTTCATTCTCGGTCATTATTTTAAAATCCCAGCCTCTATCTTTACAATATTCAGTAGCTGCGTTCCATTTAGCCTCATTAACACCCCAAGCTCTAACCTCATTTAAATACTTTTTAGTAGGGGATTTACTTTTAGTTATTTTAGGCGGCATTGTCTGTTTATATGGTTTTACTTCAATTAAAGATTCTTTAATACTGCTCCCTATTTTTCTTTTTACATAAAAATCAGGAAAGTATCTATGCTTTCTTCCATCTAAAGGGCTACGATATGGGATTGCTATCTCCTCACTTGCCCATCCTATTACATCATTATGCCTGTCTAAATAGGACATTAGCTTACATTCCCATAGACTTCGATAAATAATATTTGTAGGGTTACCTAAATACTTGTAATAGTTAATAGGTTTAAATTTACCTTTATACGCCATTTAGATATTTATAGGACTAAACATGTCAGTAAGAGCCGGTTTAATTAAACCACCAGAAGTAAAAATGAAAGGAAATAGGTTAGGCGGTATGAGTCAACTCGCATACCCAGATGATTTAGCTCAATATGGGTTTATAATGAACTTTCAAGAGTATACTTATAGAGTTAATACAGATAATCCTCTAAAAATAGATACTAAAAATTCTATCATTTTACCTTTACCTGAGAAATTAGGTCAAGAATATAATGCTACCTTAAAAGATGAAGAATTAAATCCAATAGGACAAGCTATCTCTTTAGCCACTAATGCACAAGTAAATGAAGGTGCCGGTGAAGGATTCACAGGTACTATTGATGCGGCAATTAACAACTCTAAAAAAAGTGCTCTAGAAATGCTAGGGGATATGTCAACTGGTGGAGCCCAAGAAGGTTTTGCTGGTTTAAGAGGTCTTCAAGCAGCTGCAAAAGCAGCTGGTAAAAGTATATCTCCAGATTTTATAGTTTCAGCTGTTGAAGCGGGGGCAGGAAATATATTTAACCCTGCTAATATTACTGCATTTAAAGGTACACCAATAAGAAAACATAAATTAAATTGGAAATTAGTACCAAGGAGCAAATCTGAATCTGAAACTTTAAGTAATATAGTTAAATTAATTAGAAGAAGTATGCATTCACAGCTCGATGGGTTCGGAGATGGTTCTTCTGCAACTAGCGGAGCTTTCTTTCAAAGATATCCAGATATTATACAATGTGCTTTAATTACACCTGATATTAATAATAGTATTTTTTATAAACCAGCTTTAGTATCTGCTTTTGGAGTTGACCATACCGGTCAAGGTGGTCTTAACTTTTTCCAGGGTACTGGTAGTCCAGTAGAGTATACTTTAAGTTTAGAAATTAATGAAATAGACTTTATTACTAGATCTGACTTTGAAGATGTTGAGGAAACAAATGATAACACTAATAAGAATAGAGGTTATGCGGGTGGAAGGAGTTTTAGTTAATGAAATACTTTGATTCATTTCCAGAAGTAGTATATAATAATTACACAACAAAAAATATTATATCTAAAGTAAAGCTATCAGATATTCTATCAGAAGATCTTTTTTCATATGCTAATTATACTATGTCACCTAATGATAAACCATGGACAATAGCTCATGATTACTATGAAGATGTTGATAGAACATGGCTTGTATTTTTAAGCAATAATATAGTTGATCCATATTATGAATGGCATTTAGATCAATTTAATTTTGAAAAGTATATAATAAAAAAATACGGTTCATTAGAAGCTGCAACTACAAATATTGAGTATTATACTAATACAGATGGAATTAAATATTCTAAAGACACATATACGTACGCTGACGTATCTGTAAGGAATACTCTTACACCAGTATACTCATACAATAGAGAAGATGATGATAATGAAGCTAAAAGAGTCATAAGACTCTTAAGATACGATTTAGCTGGTGCTGCAGAAGAAAATTTAAAAAGGCTTTTGAAATAAATGAGTGAAATTCCAGCAGTACATCCAGGTGCTTATTCTTTTACTGAATTGTTTATAAGTGCAATAAGCGGTGGTGAAGAGCTATATCTTGATTTAATGCCTCTTTTACGTAATGTAACTATAAGTAGTTCTATTAATCAGAAAGCCATGACAATTAGTATGGTTATCTTTGATTCAGCTGGAATATTTAAGAGGTATGGTTTAAAAGGAGATGAACTAATAGTAGCTACCTGGAAAACACCTGAGTATATATCTACTACTAAACAAAGAGAAATAGCTTTTAGAATTACTAATATAGGTGGTCTAGGGTATAACGAAACATCGGATGAAAGTGTTTTAGCTATAGCTGGAGTATCTGAATTAGGTTACGTGCAATCATTTACTTCCGTAGATAATTATTTTTCAGATAATATTTCTACTGCTGCTCAAAAAGTATTCGATAAAGCAAAAGAAAAGGCTATAGAATTAGATAAAAAGTTTTATTTTGATTCTAAGAATAATTTAACTATTGATGAGACAGAAGGCACTAATGATTTTATAATTCCAAGTGATACTCCATTTGATACTATGGACTACTTAGCAAGCTGGGCTAAAACTTCTCCATCTTATTCTAATTTATTTTTCTTCTATCAAGATCTTGAGGGGTATAATTTTAAATTATTAGATAATCTTTTTCATGATGTGCATGATATTAGTTTACAAGAAAGAAGTTTTAATTTTAGTGGTGCAGATAATGCCCGCTCAACGATTACAAGACCAGATATAGCCTGTAAACAGATAATAAGTTTTAATCAAATTAATAGAAGCAGTTCATTTGCTTTTGCTGAATCTGGAGCTATACATAATACTATAGCTACTGTTGATTATTTTACAAAAAGCGTTGAGCGTAAAAGCTTAAAGTATGTTCAAGAAGATGTTGATCCTTTATTAAGTACTTTACCAGTAACAGATGATTTCCTAGATACGTTTGGTAAAGAATCAAATTCAACAGATTGGCTTCATATTAATAAGGGCTTGCCAAATTATATTGATACTAGTGACTCACATATCGCTAAAAAAATATATGGTAATGTCTTTTTTAATAACTTAATTCAGATTAGAATACCTGGCAATTCTGATTTAGATATTGGTGAAGGTGTATATTTAAATATTAATGAAATGAATACTGCTTCAAATAAAAAAGAAGCTGATTCTATGCTTAGTGGTAAGTTTTTAATAAAAGATTTAACACATTCCTTTACTGCTACTACTTATTATCAAATAATTAATTTATGTAGAATTGGAGATTATTAATGCCTAAACAAGATTTAAATTACAGTAAGTTTCAATGGCATTTTGGGGTAGTAGAAGATAGAAATGACCCATTTAATATTGGTAGAGTAAAAGTTAGATTCTATGGAGTTCATTCTGATAAACTAGATAACGTAAGCACAGCTGATTTACCATGGGCTACTGTTATACAATCACCTATGTCACCTGGTACTTCAGGAGTAGGTGGGCCTTTAATAGGTTTAGTAGAAGGCACTTGGGTTATTGGTTTCTTTATTGACGAAGGGTTTTATCAAAAGCCTATGATACTTGGAGCCGTACCAGGTGTACCTGGAGAAGAACCTCAAGAAAATACTGCATTTAATGATCCTAATTTAAACTATCCAAGAAACACAAAAGGGCTACATGAAATAGGAGAACCAGACGCTAGTTATTTATCTCGTGGAAAAAAAGCTGAAGATCATGTTAATCTTAAAAAGAAAAGAGCATCAAGAGTAACTAAGGTACCTACTGCTAAGGCACCTTCTTTAAAACTACAAGATGACAAGCCTACTGCTGACTATGAAAATAAAACCTGGGATGAACCTCATCCAAGAGGGTATGATGGTAAAGCACCGGAAAAAGATTACGGATCAAAATACCCATTTAATTATGTTTTTGAATCTGAAAAGGGTAGTATTTTAGAGCTAGATGATTCTCTAGACAATGAGCGAATACATAGTTATCATAAGTCTGGTACATTTCAAGAAATTCAAGCTGATGGCTCTAGAGTTACTAAAGTAAAGGGGAAAGACTACGAGATATATTTAAACGGTAAAAATGTTCAGGTGACTGGAGATGTTAATATAACAGTAACAGGTAACGTTAAACTATCTGTTAAAGGTGATAAGTATGAAGAGATCGAGGGTAATCATTTTGTAACTATAGGTAAAGATAAGATAGAAAAAATTGGTGGTAACCATCTTACTGAAATACTTACAGACAGATCAACTCAAATAAACGGTAATAATGCTATGCGAGTAACAGGTAATGATATAAGATCAATAGAAAAAAATGAATCTTTACAAGTTGGCGGCACCCATGATGAGCAGATTGTTGGTAATCAATCCGTAACTATTCTTTCTGATAGAAAAACTATAGTAGGCGGCACAGATGCTACAGCTGGAGCAAAAACAGGTGATTATGGTTATGCTAATAATTTAAATATGGGTTCTGGTAAAAATTTAAATATTAAATCAGTAGAAGCAACACAGCTATTAGCAGGAACAACTCAGCTTATGAATGCTGGAACAACTCAGACTTTAACGTCTACTACACAAGATATTAATGCAGAGACTGGTACACTAGACTATAATACAGGTTCTATTGATGTAGTAACAGGTAATATTACTGATACTAATGTAACATTACATACTCATACTCACTTACAGACAGGTGGTACTGCTCCTGATGGAGACGGACCAGATAATAAACAAACTGTAGCACCAACTGACGGGACTTAAAAATGGCATGTGGACCAGGTAAAGGATTAACTAAATTAAATGGACTAAAGGATGCAGCTATGGGAGCAGTTGACGGGCTCACCTCAGGTGCAGAAGGTATAATGGGAAGTCTCGATAGTTTAGGAGCAACTTTAGATGCGCAGGTAAGTAGTATAGCTGGTGGTCTAAAAGAGATGCTCCCTACTATAGAGCTACCAGAATTGCCTACTATTCCAGAATTTAAAATACCAGAGTTAAAGTTACCAGAATTATCTTTACAATTAGAAGTAGGCAGTATTATTAATAAAATAAAAAGTAATAATCCACTTGATAAAGCCCAAGCGTTAAAAAATTTAGATAGCTTACAAGATAAGTTTCCTGATATGGATTTAACTAGTTTAACAGCTGATATTAAAGCAGGTAAAATTGATATAGATAATCTTTGCAAAATGGTACCTAATGTAGAGAAGATAGATGGAGTATTTCAAATAAAAGGCATTCCTGCAACAGCACCGGAAATAGACGCAGAATCAATAGCTGCATTTGCAATATCGG